CGACCGGCTGCGCCGTTCACGACTTTCGAGGCCGAGGTAGTCACCGCAGCCTGCGAGGTGCCGAAGCTCTCGCTGAGCTTCTTCGTCATTAGACGCTCGCGCGGGGATCACCCGGAAGGTAGGTGGCAACGGGGCCAGCAACGGGGAGAGGGGTGAACTCAAAGGCCGGGGCGATGACCGGGAGGGCCACAGGAGCCACGAGGGCGTCAGCAACAGCAGCGAGGCCCACAGCCTCAGCCGGGGTGCCCGCAGCCGCGATCAGCTTGGCAGTGAGGTCGTCGATGGCAGCCTGCGCGCCTGCAACGGCAGCGACAGCTTCATCACGCTCAGCCTTGGCGACGTCAGCAGCAGCCTTTGCATCGGCCACGCTCTTGGCGAGGTCAGCAACTTTGGCGACGGCTTCAGTCAGTTTGGTTAGGTCGATCATTCTTGTACCAATCGTATAGGTGAGTGAAGATTTTGACGGCAAGCCACACGCCGCCGAGAATGGCTACGGTGAACTGCACGTACGGATTAAGTGTCTGTATCCACAGAGGCGAAGTCAGCGCTGCGCCTGCGCCTGCGGTGGTCGCGGTTTCCATTACGCTCTCTTGGTCCATGCTTGGGCGATCCCAGCTACGACAGTTGAAGCACCAGTGAGCAGGAAGACGTTGCCTACTACGGTTTTGCTAAACTCGATTTGATCAGGAGGGACCCTCAGGACCGTCCAGCCCCAGAAGGGGAACGTGGAGACCCAGAAGATGCTCGCGTGATAGGTCATCACCGGGAGAACCCCGAGGCCCCACGCGATCCAGAAGACCGGGTGGTTGAGCATCTGTTCGTAGACGCTCAGCGCACGTGTCTGCCGCGAACTCTCGGCCTGCACGATGGCGACCGAGACGTCCTTGGCGTTACCGCTTTGAACGACAGCGGTGTCTTCCTTCTTGTTCAGCCAGCCGAACAGACCCTTGATCAGATCAGGGAGGAAGGTGACGATGTTCCAGAGGGTGGTCATTCGTCTTCAGCCGGTGTCACCACGAGCATGGGCCGCAAGAAGGCCAGCACGAAGGGCAGGACACTGATGATCAGCGTCACGTAGTTCTCAGGCAGGAATTGCGAGAGGATCGGCTTGAGGTCAACGACACCCAGGTAGTCCAGTATCTCGGGAAGAGCTGCGATGAGCAGAGCCGCCACCACGTGCCAGTGGATGGTCACGCGGTCCCAGAGGGCTTTCAGTTTGTCGATCATAGTTCTCGGACCAGAATAGAGATGTGCTTGCTCGCGATGACGCGGTCACAATGGTTCTTGTCGAACCAGTCGAGCACCTTACAAAGGACGCAGCCCGTCTTGGAGCCTTTGTCCCGCGCGCGAGCAGCGTGCAGTGAGATGGTCTCATCAGGGTAACCCCCGGCCAGAGCGTTGAGCAGCTGGTCGAGGGCGATGAGCATGTTGATGAAATAGGACTTCACTTGGCAGCCTCAGTGTAGGCAGCGGCCCGGTGCGCGTTCTGCACGGCGTTCCAGACGAAGTAGAGGACGATGCCTGCGACGACGACGCCGAAGAAGATCAGGCCAGCCTTGCTGGTCACGTCGATCCCTGAGACGTCGGGGAGGGCAGGAGCGCCTGCGCCGGTCGTAGCGCCAGCCGTAGCGTGGCCGATGGACTTCTTGGCGGCCTTGGCGGCCTCCTTCTTGAGGACCGGTGCGATGGGCTTCCCAGCGGCCCCAGTGGCCAAGCGGACACCAAAGGCTTCCACGTCAGCGACACGGCTGCCCCAGCCCTTGCCGAACACGGACCATGTCTTGAGGCCGTGCAGGAAGGACAGGCGCTTGGCGCTGTGTGCCTTGACGTAGGCGACGGGAGAGAGGTTCTGCGGGTCGAGGACCTTGCGGAACGCAGCGGTGCGCCCGGTGCCCGAGTTAACCCCGAGGTCGAAATCAACGAAGTCTACGCCAGCCGGTCTGTCGTCACAGCCCATCCGCGCCCAATACTTCTGGCGGTAGATGTCGATGGCGACGGACTTCGGCATGGCCTTGACGTCCGCAGCGGTCGCGTCTTGCTTCCAATACATCCGCGCGTCGGCGATGGTGATGCCCCAGTTCGTGGGGCCGCCCGGATCGCTAGGATGGTTCGTGTAGCCGCCTTCATAGGTCAGCGTTTTGCTGATCGCGGCTTCGCGATTAGTTGCGGTCAATGTAGTTCCTTTAGAGAGTTTTGGCTGTCGCGAACAACGCGTCGATCTGCGCGTCCGTCATGTTCAGTGCCGCTCCGATAGCGTCGATCATCGGATCGGTGCGACTGATCTCCGTGGCGTATTCCCACGTGATCTTTGTGGCACCGCCAGCGGCGTCTACGGCCGCCTGCACCTCATCGAGCAGGCCAGCGGCAAGAAGCGCGAGGCGTGCCTGCCGTGGCGAGACGGGCTCCACGACCACAGGGGCCGGGGCAGGCGCAGAGAGCGTGTTGGCTTCTGCGTCGTAGATGAAGCCGCTGTAGGCCTCCTGCGTGTCCTCGACATCATCGCCTGTCACCTCCAGCACTGTCATGCGCTGGGGAAACAACGAACTCTCGTCGCGGGTCGCCACCATCACCTTGTTGGTCTCGTCGATGGTGATCTTGATGGAGCCAGGAGCGAACGGTGAGCCGTTGAAGAAGATGAAGTCGTACCAGTCGATGCCGTCGCTGTCCCGCTTGCAGAACATTGCGTTAGCCGGGGCACCCATACGGTCCCTGAGGGACTGATCGGGTTTGTAGGCAACCCATGAGCCGTGATTAGTGATGGTCATCAAACGTATCCACAGGTGAACCAAGTACCGGCTAGGTTCTGAAGTTGCATGTAGCGGAAGCGGAAGTACTGGGTGTTACCAGCAGCAACGCCGCCGCCGCCTGTGATGACGCTACCACCATAAGGCTCGTTGATGCCGAGGGTGGCGTAGCCTTGGTCACCAGCCAGCGCTAAGCGGCCGTTGATGATGACATTGGCGTCAGTGCTTGTGCCCATCACGCGGCCCGCTGCGGTGTACAGATGCGATCCCGGGAGCTGGTAGTTGCTGCCGTCGAACTGCAGGTAGCGGTTGTTCGCTCCGTTGAGATAGAGCACGCCACCCGGGTTGAAGATGTTGGCGTTGACCGTCAGGCTTCCGGTGATCGTATCACCACCACTGCTGACAGGACGGTAGTTGAAGTCGTTGGTGCCCCACAGGCGGCCAGCAGCGCTGTAGACGTGGTAGTTCGGAAAGACGTAGTTAGCGCCGTCGAAAGAGACGTATGCCGAACCAGAGTTTCCTAACCACACGTAGCCCGAGGCGTTGTTGCGGTGGACGGTCACGTCAGTCTGGACCGTGAGCGCTCCGGTCATCGTACCGCCACTAAGCGGAACCGCGTAGGCGCTGTAGTTGTTGGCGTTTAGGTGACGCACCCAAGCTCCTGCCACACCACCAGACCAGTTGCGTGTATAGAACTCATTGGCGTTGTCTTCCCAACCCCACGCCTGCTGCATGCCCCAGTAGTTGGTGCCGTTGTTGTGGCGCATGTTGACATTGAACCACCACGTCCCAGTAGGACCGCCGCCACTCTGATCTTCCATGAAGGTCATCGAGCTGGGCGGTGTGGCTTGGAACAGTGTAGTCCAATTGTTCATGGCATAGCCGTAGCCTGAAGGAGCCTTCAGACCGCCGCGCATTTCGGTGAAAACACTGGTACCGGCCACAGTGATGGGGCCTGTAAGCGTGCCTCCTGTCAGCTGGAGAGGAGCGCTGAAGTCACCGTCGCCCCACAGACGGCCATTACCTGCATAGAGGAGGCTTCCAGCGCTGAGGCTATAGTTGGTGCCGTCGTGGTAGATGTAGTGGCTGTTGGAGGCGTTCATAAAGATGACGCTGAGGTTCGGGTTACCACCCCAACCGTGGAGATACAGGCCCCCTCCGTTGCTCTCAAAGCTAGGAGCAGCCAAACCACCAGTCATCGTGTCGCCACTTCGATGCACAGCACCGGCCAGAGTGGCTGCAGCGTTGGCTTCCGAGGTAGCCGCAGCGCTGGCCGAGGCCGCAGCGTTGGAAGCGCTGGTGGCTGCATCGCTGGCCTTGGTGGTCGCAATACCTGCCTGCGTGGTCGAGATGCCCGCCTGCGTGGCCGCAATGCCTGCCTGCGTGGTTGCCGTGCTTGCGCTGGCGGCAGCTGAGGCGGCCGAGGTGGACGCTTCGCTGGCCTTCGTGGTCGCAATGCCTGCCTGCGTGGTCGCTGTGGCGGCCGAGGCGGCTGCATTGGTCTCCGAGGAGGCGCTGTTGGTCTCCGAGGTGTGCGCGTGGGTCTCGCTGAGCTGCGCCGCGTTCTGTGAGGCGAGCGCAGCGGCAGCCGAGTCCGCAGCATTGGTGGCGTAGGTTTCAGCTACGTCGGTGTCGCTCTCGCTGTAGAGGACGCCAGCCGGGTAGAACGAGCTGGGAGCCACGTTGTTGCCCGAGGTGTGCACAACGTCGTTGTCTTCGACCACGCCGGTTGCAATGCTGTTGCCGTCCGTGAAGAAGGAGCTGGGGTTGCCCGATGGGCCACCTCCCGAAACAACATCATTGCTCTCGACGGTGCCCTCTAGGACTTGGTTTCCGCCGCTGAAGAAGGAGCTGGGGGCCACGCTGTTGCCGTCAGTGGCTACAACGTCATTGTCCTCCACAACTCCGGTGGTGGTGTTGTCACCGTCTGTATAGAAGGACCCTGAGGCCATTACCAATCATCTCCACCAATGGGAAGCGCAGGGCGCACTGCGGCGTCTGCCGTCAGCTCGTCACTGTCCGCTTGGTTCTGCAGGTTCTGCATAATCTGGTTGTACCGGCCTTCGAAGGTCTTGGTCCGGTCGTCGTTGTAGTAGTCGCCAGCGGCTGAGAGAGCACCGTAGACCACAGCGTCCCACGCAATCTTGGTGAGCGTGTTGGTCGAGGTGTCGTCGATCAGCGGAGCGAACTCAGCGTGATAGACAATCTCAATCTTGGAGCCAACGGTAGGTTTCGGACCTACGATCCACGCGCCGCCCTTGCGCGCGAACACACGTGGCGTACCTGGCTGTTGGGAATAACCCGCGGCTTCCCTGAGCTGCACACGCTGGAGCGGGTAGTTCAGGATGCCGTCTGCGTTGTCGTCCACGTTGATGTCGATCAGCTCCAGAAGGTCTGAAGGGACCGAGAGCTTCGTGTAGCCCTCAGGGATCGTGTAGAGGATCGTCTTCTCCATGAAGGGGACACGAAGCTCACGCTGGATGCGGACGATGGCCTGATTGATAAACGTACTGACTAGGTCTGGCTTGTTCTTCAAGTCGGTACGGTTCATGAGGCTCGTGAATTGAGCCTTCACTTCTCCTAAGTTCATTGGTCAGTACGTTTCTGTATCAGATGCGTTTGTTGGTGAGGATAAAGTGGTCGAGTGCGTAGCGGTTCAACATCTTGAGCGTCTCGCGGATGTCCGCTGTCATGACGTCAAAACCGTAATTAAGCCTGAGGGCTTCCACTACTTCCACTGGGATCGTAGCAACTGGGTAGAAATCACCGCAGCGTTGGTTGACGCTGTCCACTTTTTGTATGGCTATTTCGGACAGCCAATCATCGGGAATGTGTTGCTCGCGTTTGATTAGCAGGCCATTGGTGCTGCGGTCTTCATCAAACGAAATAAGGGTATCGAGGACCTGTGGTTCCTCGTAGAAGTTTTCTGCTGACATGTTCTCTATACAAAAATAGAGACCCCGGTGTTACCCGGGGCCTCCATTGGTAGGGATTAGAAGCCCGACGTCGCGTTATCGACGATGAGAGCCGACGCGAAGGCGTTCTTGTGCTTGAGCGAGAACTCGCCCAGCAGCATCGCCTTGGTGCTGTCACCGGTCTTCGCGAGGTTCTTGCGCTCCCACGGGCGCAGGATGACCTTGTTCCACTGCTCCGGTTCGTACACGAAGGTGTTCTTCGCGCGCATGAAGCGGTTCAGCTCAACACGCTGTTCCCCGAAAGGAGAAATGTACAGGTTGACCGCGTTCACGATGGTCTTGGCATCGCCGCCCGTGATGGTGCGGTAACGACCAGCCGCCGACGCGAAGCCCGCGAGGACCACGGAGTTCGACGGGGTGACCATGATGCGGGACGGCTCAGCGCCGTTGTTGTACGCAACCTGCAGGGCAGCGATCAGACCGGCTTCGCTGAGGGCCGTGGAGGCACCCATGTACGAAACGGTCGAGCTGTCCAGCTGCTGCTGCACGCCAGACATGGTGGACGCCGTCGAGGCGCTACCGGCCGACTTGGTGCCAGCGGTGCCGACGTAGGCGTGCTCAAGGTCGCGCTTGACCTGAGCGGCCGACTTGGCCATCTGGTACGCGAACTCTTTCTTCCGGCCGTACGTCGAGACGATGTCGGCCTTGTCCGAGACCTGAACGGCTTCGGTGAAGATTTGGGTGTAGTTGTTGCGCATGACAGTCGGCACAACGGTGATGAAGGACGCGTCCGCGCCTTCGACCGCAGCGTTGACCTGCACAGCGCGCAGCGTGTCTTCCTGCCACTGGAACAGACCCTGCGTGACCTTCTCGGAACCAATCGCGGACTGGAAAGGGGTCTTGCGGGGCGTCAGGTTGCTGATGACGTCGGAAATGTCTTCCTTGATACCCACCATCTGGTAGGTCTGAAAGTTAGCCATAGTTCAGTAATTCTTCTTCAAAGAGGGTTGTTATTAGTCGTCGCCCATGAGGGCTTCGAATGCGTTCACGGCATCTTCCATTGCGCCGGTACGCTTTGCTTTGCTGACTGCGGTCTTCGCCGTAACCTGCGTAGGTGTGCCCCGCGCGGCCGGTGAGGCAGCCGTGTTCTTCACAATCTTCGTCGGGGTCTTGTTGACTTTCTTGGTCACAACGACCTTTGACTTTCCTTTGTGAAACTGCATCGCCATGTGCAGAATTTTGACGGCACCTGGATCGGTGATGTCGTTGATGGTCTGAGCGGGAATGCCCATCTCAGAACCAAACGTACGAATGTCGTTGTACAGAGCCTCGCTCCAGCCTTTGATGTAGGCAGGGCTTTCGGGGTTGTTCAACGTCTTCAGACATTCTTGCGCAGCGGTGCGTCGAGCAGCGACCTGATCGGCCTGCACCTTCTGCATGAAGTTACCCATTTCCTGTTTCAGGAAGTTCTCGTCCTCAAAGGCCTTCGTGGCTTCGGCCTGCAGAGCCTCAAGCTGATCGGAGGGGACGTTGGGGTCCTTCATAAGCTGCGTCCACGGCAATGCGCGGTACTGGTTAGCCCGTTCGGACGCACGCTTGAGCAACACATCGTAAGCGGCAAGGTTCTCTGCACGCTTCTGGTCGATGGATGTTCGCTCGGCGGCGACTTCTTGGGACTTACGGGTGAGCGAGGCCTCTTGACCGTAGAGACGTTTCAGGTCTGAAACCTTAACCTCGTGCTCTTCTTCGCCTACCTTGACTTTGACGTACGTATCGCCATCGTCGGCAAACTTCTTAGCCTTCGGTTCGTCTTCTTGGTCTTCGTTACCCTCGTCGTCGCTTTCGTCTTCCTCTGGACTTTCGTCGGAGTCGTCCTCAGCGTCTTCGGTGGTCTCGTCGTCTTGCTCGGTAGCTTCGTCTTCGGAGGACGGTTTATCCGATGGCTGCTTCTTCTTCGGGGGAAGTTCGTCAGCGTCGTCACCCTCTTCGGGAGTGTCTTCCATTACTGCGTTGACGAACGCGTTATCGTCGAGTTCGTCGGGGTATTCGTTAGTCAGAGCGGCGTCGTTATTGATGGCCGACATGGTCAGTTCAGATCATTCCTATAGATGTCGTGGACGCTCGGATCGTCATAATCGACCGGAGTAGTCTCAGCAGCATTCTGTTGTTCGATGATTTTTTCGTAGTCTCGTGCGTACTTCTTCGTCAGAGCGAGGAAGCCTTCGAAACCTTGGTAGGACGCGTAGATACCTTCGCGTTCCTTGGTGGCATGAGGTGCTGTGTTGAGGATGTCGAATGCACACTGCTGCGAATACAGCTTGCAGAGCGCATCGAAAGCCTCGGAGCTGAGGAGTTCTTGACAGAACCCCCCAAGCCCCAAGATAGTTTCGTCGTTCATTTACGCCTTGTTGTGGAGGTACTGCATCATCTTGGCGATGAGGTCAGGACCACGGACGCTCTTAGCGCCCATCGGGTCGATGAAGCCACCACCCATAGGGTCCTGCTGCATCAGCGCGTTGCGCATGAAGAAGCCTGTGTCCTCCTGAGGAGCCGGTGCTTCGGCAGGACGAGCCTGCGGCATCGGAGTAGATGCGGGTTGCGTCGGAGAAGACGCCTGCGAAGCGGGAGCCGAGGGAAACCCCGGGCCGTTGAACATCTGACCGTTGGCCCACCACGGGGGTGGCGTAGGTGCAGAAGGTGCCGCAGGGGCACTGTTGTCCGTAGAGATAGGCGCGGACGGATAGCTGATGTTCTGAGGCCCAGAGATGGGTGGGTGTGGCGTTGCGTACATCTGCTCTTGATCCTTGTGTAGGCTTTGAGCGTACGCAGTGGCGTTGTCTGGCGTATCGAAGATACCGAGATGCTTCCCGGTTCTCTTGTACGTGTCGATGGCTTCTTGATTAGACATAACCCTACCATCATCACTGACAGTAGGTATCAACACCTCACCATTGCCGAAGTTGGCAGACATGGATCGCACGGTGCTGATCGAACCATCAGGGTTACGCACCACGGGACGCTTAGTGAGGTCGATGTTACCATTCTCACGAAGCCCGGGGCGCATCGGCTGCGCCATCACCTCTGGAGTGTCGATCTGCTGCGTCTTCCAGAACGGTGTGGCGAAGCTGCCCCCGCGCTGTAGAATGCGCGAGAGCAACGGTGCGAGCCGAGAGGCTTGGTTCATAAGCTGCGGGTACATTACGCCGCTGGTCCTTTCGGCTGTGAGGCCTTGGCTGCCGCGTTGCGCGCAGCAGTGCGTTCTTGAGCCGCGATTTTCTCGCGTTCGATGTCGAGCTGCTCTTCACCCTGCGAGACGCGTGCCGCTGTTTCCATGTCCTGACGGTCATTGGTGCGGTCGCTGTCGAGAGCAGTGAGATGCAGCTGTGCTGCGTTCTGCTCCAGCTTGGATTGCTCCGTAGCGAAGAGACGGTTGTCGTTGTTCTGCTTGACCTGTACGGCCTGCAGCGCAGCAGTGGCTGTCTTATCCTTGATGTCCAGCTCGCGAACCTTGAGCGGATCGGGACCCGCAGGCTGAGCGTTGGGATCAAGGTAGGCAGCGAAGCGGTTGAAGCCCTTGAGCTTGGCGACGTCGTGCAGCATCTCGTAGCGCTGCTTCATCGCGAAGCCCGGTGCGATGACCGGGTCCTGAGCCATCATCTGATAGCCTTGGATCAGCTCGTTGGCCGCCATGTCCTTCTCGCCGTAGCCGAGGTGCATCGACACTGTGCAGGTCGTGCGCTCGGTCCATGCCTGCGGAGACACAGAGAACGGCTTGCCTGCAATCTCGATAATCTTCTCGGCCTTCTGGTTCAGGATCAGAAGACGGACGACCTCAAGCATCAGCGGGACGAAGAAGTTGTACGCGAAGTTGCGCGCCATGATCTTCTGTCGGCCGCTACCCACCTTGATCAGGTTGTCCACCAAGCCGCGCGAGTTCTGCGTGGAGATGGCGTCCTTGTTCAGGCCCTGCGAGAGCGCAGAGATGCCGGTGGACTTCTCGTTCTTGCTGTCGAGAACCTGCATCGTCTGGAAGACGTACGGGTTCAGCGGGTTCTGGATCATCGGCGTGATGCTGTCGGGACGACGCACGTTGACGATGCCGCCCATACGGTTCTCAAGCAGCTCACGCGGGTTCAGCAGGCCGCCGTTGACCACCATGTAGCGGGCGTTGGTCGTGATGGCGGTATGATCCAAGACGCCACGGAACAGAACCGTGTTGGCGTTCTGCGTGTGGATGACCTGAGCGGCGAAGTTGTAGCCGTAGAACACATGCGGGATCGGGAGAGGCACGTAAGCCAGGAACGGGACACGGTCCACTTCCTGCGGCTTGTCGAGGAGCTTCTGACCGGCGTGGCACACCTTGTACAGTCGGACACCCTTTGCGGCGTCGATCTGCATCTTGATGTAGCTCTCGTAGAAGACGAGGTATTCCGTCTCCTTCTGGATTTCGTCGTTGGTGTCGCTGTCGCTGATCCTGTGGGTGCGCGAGAGAACCTCAGGGCTGAACATCAGCTCCTTGGCATCGTCACCCGGCAGGGACATCACGAGGGCCTTGGGGTAGCCCATCTCGATCAGCTCGGAGCGCATCTTGGGCGTCCGGTGACCGGTGTAGTCCGCGTCCTCAATGTCGGTGGCCATCGAGTTGATCAGGAACTCCTCAGGGGCCACAGGGGCGATGACTACGCGGCTGACGTCCTTCTTGCGGGTAAGTGTACCGCTGAAGGAGCCATCGGGTTGCTCGGTGCCGTCGAAGTCTGAGATGTCTTCCTGCGAGGCCAGAGCCAAGGCGTCGTCGTGAGACAGGCCTTCGAACTCTTCCTCTGAGGTGGTGAAGCGCTCTTCCCAGTAGACCTTGGCGATGCCAGCACGCGCGGTGAGGCCGTCGTAGATCACGCTGTTGAAGATGTTGTAGCCCTTGTTCTCCCTGAAAATTACGTAGCGGGCGCACTCAGTAGCAATGCGGCAGTTCTCGATGTCCATGTCTTGGTCAGGATCGAACTGTGCAATCTGCTCGCCACCGGCGAACACTTCTAGCTGTTGAGCAGTCATCATCTGGACGCTGTCGTAGACGTCAGACGAAACGTAAGACGAAGAGCCTTCGCTGGTTCGCTTCGGTAGGTCGCCGTTGAGATAGCGGGTTACGCGCTCGCGCTCTTTGGAGAGGCGGCTGTCGAACCAGTTGACGCTGCTCTGGGACTTGGCGGAAACCTTAGCGAGGATTTCTTCATCCTTGAGAATAGATGGCTTCTTCGCCATTACGGTCCTTGGTTATATTGCTTCAGTGTAAAATTCGTCGGTGACTTCTACGGGCGTCCACGCGTCGTCGGAGACGTACGCTGCGATGGCGAGTGCCATGACACAGTCGTCGTGCGTGCCGCCCTCAGCTTCCATCTTTCCGTTCTCAGTGACGACGAACGTCATCATTTCTGCCAACGTGGTTGGGTCACTGATCTCGATGCCGCCTTCGCGGTCGAGTTCACGGAGCTTGTCGATGATAAGAGGCTTGGTACGCTCGGAGGTGAAGAAGCCCAGGTTGATGCTGTCTCTGTCCTCAAGCGTACCCTCAGGCTGCTCGGTGTAGATGTAGGGGTAGTTCGCATCACGCAGGGCCACGCAGGTTACGAGGCCGTGGTTGTTGCGTTCTGGCGCGATGGTCGCGCTGTTGTAGTGGTAGCCAAGCGTCACGAGGATGTTGGCAAACACGTCGGGGTGACAGATGCCACGCCACACAGCGACCTGACGCCGCTGGCTGTCGAGGATTTGGGCCACACTGCTGTCGCCCTCCTTGCGGCCTTTGACACCACCCCGGATGCCCATGCCGACGTCTGCACCAATGGTGTAGCTTTCGGTCTCGGAGCGTTCGCGATAGATCAGCAGCTCACCACGGGAGTTCTCTTCGAGGACCCGCAGCGGGAGCGGTTTGCCTGTCTTCTGATCGTAACGAACCTCACAAGCCATCTGCCTGAGCGGCGGCTTGGCCTTCGCCTTCTGCAGGCGAGCGTTGAGGCTCTCGGTGTTGAAGATAGGGCGGCCGGTGGAGAGGAAGGCTTCCTCAGGGGTCGCAGGGTATTCCTGCTTGAACAGGTCGATGCCGCTGGTGCCGATTTTCTTTCGACGCCAATACAGCTGGTCGTTGGTGGTGAGACCTTGGTCGTGGAAGAGAGCGATCAGCTCTTCTTCTTCGGGTGTACGCTGGAAATCAGCAGGCGGGGTCTCGCGATACTCATCGCTTTCGAACCACGCGGAGAAGAACACCTCGTAGCCGTTCCACAGATGGTCTCGACGCACTGCGCCTTGATACATCTCGTAGAACTTGCCGGTCACACCTTGTGCGGTGCTCTCCAAGAAGATGAAGGTGTCCTTCTCTTCAGGGATGGCCTGCACGAGACCGTTGAAGTTTGTGTTAGCGAACGCTACAGGCCAGAACGCGACCTCAGAGAGGTGCGAGAAGGTGAGCGTTTCACCACGAGCCACACCGCGACCACCTGCCGTAGCGACACGCATGCCGCTGTCGAGCTTGTCGAAGTTCAACTCGTTACGTGAGAGGTACTTCGTGCTCGGACGCACAATGTCGGGGACGTTGTCGTGGATACGACGGTACATGTCGAGGAGGGCGGTAGTGCTGTCGCCTTCGTGCGCCATCACGAGACCCTTCTGGGCCTTGCGTTGGGACAGCCACCAATACTGGAAGGCTGAGATGACGGTAGACAGACCCTGCTGTCGCGCCTTGAGCACGACGAAGCGTACTTTGCCGGTGCGCTGCCACTGCTCGATGATCATACGCAGGAAGCGCTTCTGCACACGATTGAGGACGAGCGGGGCAATCTTACCCTGCTTCGTCCTGATCTTGACGCAGTGCTTAGCGTAGTATTCGAAATCGTTGAGGAGGCGCTTCCGTGCCCGGATTTGGGCTTCGGTAAGCTCAGTCATCGCTGTTGGCGATTTCCGTCAGGAAGTCTTCGGCCTTCGCGAGCGTCAGCTTGGACTTGCTCTCAGGCTTCGACTTGGTGAAGTTGAGAACGGTGTTGATGGCTTGAATTTTGATCTTCTGGTCGGACGGGCCTACTGCGAGCACGAATGCTTCATTCAGTGCAGCCTCAGCCTTACCTTCGTCCGTGCTAGGCACCGTGATGCCGGGCAGCGGTTGGTAGTCGAGGTCAGGCAGTTCGCCTTTCTCTTTCATGATCTTGATAAACCTGTCTGCTAGTTCACGAGCACGCGCCCACAGGGGTGCTACGTCAGCCTTACGCATCCCATCGGGGACACCGGCTCTTGTGTATGGTACGTCCATGGCAGCGCGTGAAGCCAAACGCTTTTCATCGCGCAGGCGCATCTTCTCCCTGAACTCAGGCTGCTGCCAAAGCGCCTTTAAGCGTTCGGAGAAGCCGTTGGGAGCGCGCAAAAGCCGGACGCGAGAGGACTTCTTTCGAGGTCCCCTCACAGTCTTTTCGGTCACTTCTTGAATGCTTCCAGTGCTGATGCGACGTCGTCAGTGACGTTGTCTTGAGCGTGTTTGATTGCTCGTTCGACATCGTGAGGATTGACGCCGACACGTTGAAGCTCTCGCTGCAGCCAGTCGATTGCTCGTGCTGCCGTCGGGTGCTTGGCCTTCAGGTCGCTGGCGATGCCTTGTCGGCGGCGCTCGGACGCTTCGGCCTTACCTTCGTACACTGCGTTTCCTGCCTTGCCTTTGGAGGCGGCTTCACGCTTAGCGTACTCCTTCGGGGAGATGCCCTTGGGATAGAGGTATTCCTCAGCAAGAGGTTCGTAAGGGATGCTCAAAGCAGGTGCGTCCGCTTCGACCTTTCCGTTGGCTTTGGTGATCTTCTTCGGTGCGGGTACATCCGCCGTCACGCCAGAAGACGCAGAACTCAAGCTGGCCGCAGAGGGCCGACGTTGAGCTTGTTTCACAGCTGCGGCTGCAGCCTTGACCTTCGCCAGTTCTAGCTTCGCATCTTCCTTGGCCTTGGTGGCTTCGGCTTTCGCCTTTGCACGTGTTTCCTGCTCCTTGATGCGGGCTTTCACCTTTGCATCCTTGGCAGCTTCACGGTCTTGAGCCTTCAAGGCCAGTTCGTTAGCTTTCTGCGCCTGCGCCTCTTCCTTCGCCTGTACGTCGGCTCCGGTGTACTTCTGGAGCGCCTTTGCGGCACTGACCAGCTGTGAGGCACGTTTCCCGATCTGGGGATTGTCCGTCACGTTGAGCGGAGCCTCGTCCATCAAGGGTGACGGCAGCGAAGAGACGGCATCCTTTGCCTGCGCATCCTGCTTCAGCTTTTGAGCCAGCATCAGTCCGTTGACCACGTTCTTTGCAGGCGTGGTGATGTCTCGCGGGAGAGCGAGAGGATTGATCGTGCTGGGCGTCGGAGCCGGTGCGGGAGCCGGTGTAAGACCCGGTGCAGCCTGTTGGGGCACAGAGGTCGTCGGTAGCGGACGCGGTCCCCACGGCGGCTGCGCAACAGGGTTCAGTCCTGTGACAGCGCCTGTCGGCCCATAAGCGGGCGCAGGAGGCGCGGGGTTCCACGGGCCATTGGGTACTGGACCCTGCGGCTGTTGAGGCTGCGGAGGCTGTGTCTGCGGGAGCCGCAGCTGTGCGCTACGATCCGCGAAGTGCTCAGCCATCGTCTGCGCAGGCGAGCGCATGCCGGTCATGCTGTCGATTGCTCGTGCGATGCCGTACGTGCCCAGCGCGGCGGCCGCGACTTTCGGGCTGCTCGATCCGAGGAGGTTGACGCCGAGGCCAGAGGCCACGAGGCCTGTCGCACCACGGAACGGGTTCAGCATGTAGCCGATGTTCGCGTCGAACGCGCCTGAGACGCCGCCTGCCCAGCGGTCGTTCTTGTAGGAGCCTTTGCTTTGCGCAAGCTGCGCCACGCGAAGTGTGCGGGCCAGGTATGCCGCGTTGGCCCCATCAGGGTGCGCAGCGGTTTCCTTCTCGATCAGCTCAAGGTCCTTGGGCGTGATCGTCTCGTCTTTGACTGCGCGCGAGACAGCGTTGTCCGCGTCGGGGCTCAGACCCTTGATGTCCTTGACCGCGTTGCCCAGCTCATTCTTGAGGTCGTCCTTGACGAGCTTCTGAGCCTTGGCGTCACGGATGGAGTTGCCGAGGCCGCCAATGCCTTCGCCGTGATCGGCAAGACGTGTGGCGTAGTTCGCAGTGGCTTCCTTGTTAGCGCCGCCGAACTCGCGGTTGTTGGCAGCACGAGCTGCGTCACCAGCGAACTTCGGGGCAGCCATGACAGCGCCGGTCGCTATGCCACCAGCGAACGCCTCAGGGAAGCGCGAGGGATCAATCGTCAGGCCTTTGTCGGTGCCAATGGTGGTACCGGCCTGCGTGATCGCGTCGGAGCCCACAGCGCCTGCGCCAGAGAGCGCGGTCGTGAGGCCGTATCGCTTGGCTGCGTCGAGTGCGCCTGCGGTGCCTACGGAGCCGAGGGGCGACACCGCGCCAGCCAGTCGGGCCGGGAGGAGGGAGCCAGCGAGGGAGGCTGCGCCTGCGGTAGCGCCGCCGCGCACGAGGTCGGCAGTGCTGCTCGGTGCGTTCGCATCGCCTGTGCGGGCCACAGTCACTTCTTTGGCTGTGTCACCTGCTGTACGTGCGGTGCCCGAGAGGGCTGCGCCGAGGAGTGCGCCGAGGGCGGCACCTTTGATGCCACCGAACTTCTTGCCAACCTTGGCACCTGCGGCACCTGCGGCGTAGTCAGGGACCACGCTGGGGGCCAGCTCGGCCACCTTCTGCAGCAGCTGAGAGCCATTCCACTTCGTGAAGTCCCACGTGCCGTTCGTGACGTTCGCCGGGACGTAGTTGGGATCGTCCACCTTACGGCCGGGGCCAACACCTGCGAAGCGCTTTAGCGTCTCGGCAGGGCCATGGACAATCTCCATAGCGCCGTGCATCGCGCCTGCGGCTACGCCAGAGGGCTCAGGAGCTGACGAAGACTTCAGCGCACGCAGCCCGTCATCACTCATCTTGGAGTAATCGCCAGCGTTTAGCGCCAGCAGGTCGGCGTCCGAAAGTTTCGTCAGGTCCATGTTATCGTAGTCCTCTACGCTTCAATTCAGCGTCGATGGCGCTGTGGTCGATTGCCAAAGCAGGCTTTGCTGCAGTGGCGGCGGGTTTCGCTCGCGATGCGTTAGCTTCGTCGCGTGCCTTGTTCTCTTCGTTCCACTTGGATCGCAGCTGAGCGAGGTCCTTGCGGAACGACGGTGTGAGGTAGCCGCCGTTGCGGTCAGAATGTTCCTGACGGATGGCGTCTACTTCCTCAAGGCGCTTGTTGTGGATCTTCATCGCCTGAAGCAGCTGCACGTTGGCGTCATGGGTGAGGCCTTCGCCGTTACCCATCTTCAACACCAAGTCACGGTCGCTGTTCGAGAACGAGCCCGGGAGGATTTTCGTGCCGCCGTTCTGCGCAATCTGGAGCGCAGTCTTGCTGCCGATGGAGCTGAGCAAATCAGCGTCGGAGGCGGCCTTGGGATCACCAAAGCCGAACGTGGTGTAAATCTTGTTCAGCGTGTTGCGTGCTGGACCAAGGATGCCTTGTTCAACGCCGGGTGTGTTGATGACGCGCTCAAGGGTCGCAATGTCAGGAGCCATCGACGCCGCAGCGTTAGCCGCTTCGTGGATGTCGTTACCCTGCTTGCTGATCGCCTTGGCTTCTTCCTTCTTCGCCGTTTCGACGTAGGGGTCTTCCTGCGGCTTCACGAACTTGCCGGGGATCGGGATCGTCTGGCGCGTCTTGTTGTTGAAGTAGAAGCTGGTGCCGTCAGGCAAGGTGTGTACACCCCAAGTACCTGGGTCTACCGCCTGCTTCTGCATGGACGCCTGCTGGGCGATGAGGGCCTTGGCTTGATCAGGATTGCTGATGCCAGCCAGAGCTGCGCCCATGCCAGTAAGTGCGCTGGCAACGCGGTCGTATTGGGGACCAGAGGCCTCTACGTCGCTGAGAACGCCCGGTCCAATCGCGCCGTCAGCGCTAAGGGCTGGAGAAGGCATGCTCGGTTTTCTTTCTGTTGTTGCTGCGTAGGAGAGCGCGGGGCTCGCTGTGTCGTCCGCTGGAGCACCGCCGCCGAACTGCTCCATGAGGGAGCGTGCAGACTGCATGCGCTTGGAACGTGTCGCGCCATCAGAGCGCTCATAGAGAGCGTCAAATGCGTGTGCGGCCTGCTCAGGCGTCTGCGCGGCTTGTAGCGCGCGGTAAGCCTTGCTCTCGGTGCTGTCCAGCTCCTGACGCATCCACGCCTGCTGCGCTTCCATGGAGCGATAGTCCATGCCGTTGGCAGAGGCGTGATTACGAAGACCCGACAAGCGGTCACCACGCCATTGCGCAGTGCCCCAAGCGGTGCCGTTGTCGCCGGTCGGACCCCAAGGGTTGAGGTCCTGACCGCTTTCGTTGACGAGGTTGCCCACCAAGCCTGCGGCCTGATGCGGAGCGAGGCCGAGGCCCCCTTCGTCGCGCGAACGCTGAGCGAAGTTGAGCCACGCGGAGGTGCGGTTGGCGGTACCGTTCATTGTGTTGCCAGTTCGTAATCGACGGTCTTGAAGCCAAGAGCCTCACCAACCGCTTCCGGCCGATGCTGCTCGACTTCCTGCGCAAGCACACCGATGTGGGTGCGTTTGAACGGGTCGTCGGTGTAATGATACGAGTAGACGCCGAGGCCGTTGTGGAGCTGGCCAACCAACTTGATGTCGGATTTGAGCCGCGCGTCCGAGAACAACGATTTGCCCTGACCAGCGAAGCCGAGGAGGCCGCCGATGATGGACATTGCGGACGGCGTGCTTTCCTCGACCGAGTGGCCGGTGCCCGTCGTGCTGCCAGTCATCGCGCTGCTGCCGCTCTGCGTGCCTGTCTGGACATTGCTGCCCGTCGTGGTGCCCGTGTTCGTTCCAGTGCTGCTCTGACCCCAGCTCTGAGAGCCGATGATCTTCATCAGGTTGTCGAGAGGCACGGAGCCAGCACTCTGCGCAGTGAGATACTGCTGCAGCTGGTTCGTCAGGTCGGCTTGGTTGCCGCTCTGCAGGCCAGCACCGCCTGTTCCCGAGAGGCCGAGGCTCTTGATGAGGCTGTCAACGGAACTGCTGATGCCGGACATGCCGCTGTTTGCTGCGGTGTTGCCGAGGGAGCCTTGTGACGTGAGGGCCGCGAGGTTCTGCGTGTTGTTGGCTGCAGCTTGCGTCTGCGCGAGGGACAGACCGTCCTTGAACGCGCCGCTGCGGAGGGTTGCACCAAGGTCAGCGGACTGCTGAGCCAAGCCGCGCTCAACGAGACCCTGCGCGATACCGGTGCGCGAGGAGTTCGTGTTGCCGCTGGTGGCCGCGTGCTGCTCGATCCCGGGGAGGGTGACGTCGCGGGCCGTCTGCGTTGCCGTGAGCATCGCGTTGCGGACCTGAGCGTCGATGTCCTGACCGGCCACATACTTGTTGGCGTCAGCGACGAGGCTGTCGGCGTTGTTCGTCTTGGAGGCGTCGTAACCGCTGAGGCCCGAGAGGGCACCTTGGACACCATTGGTGCCTGCGGAAGCGAGTGCGCCGCCTGTGTTGGCGAGTGCAGACGATGCGGACGTGTCGTTGCCCGCGCTGACCATCTTGTTGTAGGTCGCGATCTGTTCGGGCGTGAGGCCCGCTACGAAATTCGTGGGTGCTTGGGCTTGCGACTGCTGGCCGTAGACGCGCTGAGCCTCTTTGAAGGCTTCGATGAGCGCGTTGGCCTGAGGAGCCCAAGTGCTTGAGTTCTGAGTGTTGACGCCGCTCGTATTCTGGTTCGTGAGGGCGCTCTGGTTCTCAGTGTTCGACGAGGTCGTGTTGCTGGCGCTCGTGCCCGACTGAGTAGTGTTGGTTTCTTTGGTTGAGGATGCGGACATGGGCCTTAGACTGTGTGTATGAAGAGGCGGCGCTCTATTCCGTTCTCGCAGATTACGTTGCGGAGGAGGCGGTAGCCGACGCGTGTAACGAAGTGGAGGAACGTGTCGTCGTCCTTCTCTCCTATGCAGAAGAGAGGCGCTTTGACGTGTTGGCGGAAGAGCTGCCACTCAGCGAGGGCGCGCTTGAAAATGGAGGGGGACCACTTCGCAAAACGGAAGTGTGCCAGCAGGAACTGGTCGTCCCCTCTCCGATATTCATCAATCTCCAGCCAATACTCTGGTCTGGTGAGTACGTCGTGGCGCTGGACGAACTTGAAGCCGTCCACTACCAGCCGTGAGCTTGCAGCCGCGCGTCGATAGCTTTGAGCGCGACGATGACTTGTGCAAGCGTCTGTGAAATCTGCTGCAGCTCCAGCGAAATGTATTGCTGGGTGCCACCTTCAAGCACGGGATATGCCCGCGGCTTGTAGGGACGCAGGTTTGCCGTGTTGTCTGTCATCGGTTGCCTGTGCGTTGAATGTCGAGGTCAAACCCGGAGATGGTCATCTCTTTGTAGTCGTCGAACAACAGCTTCATGGACAGGTATCGACCTGCCGTGTTGTAGTCGAGCTTGTACGCTTCTGCGCCATCGTAGATTTGATAGTCGCTGAAGGTCGGTTGGACGTTGAAGTAGTCCGACGCGCCGTACGAGACTTGCAGCGGCAGTGAGCCGGTGCCGAGACGTGCTTGCGGGTAGAGCGAGTTGATCGTCTTGTATCCACGCAGCTCCAGACCAACCTCGTCGAGGTCGATGCCATCACGCTCCAGGTATCGGCGCTTCGTTGCTGCGGTTGACACAGGGAAGAGCACGGTGGAGCCGGGGCCGTAAAGGTCGAAGGCGTACATCGAGGTCGATAGACCGAAGGCACCGCCTTGGCCGACGTAGACCGGCGTTCGCTTGTAGCTGTCTTCGAAGTCGAGCCAGCTGCCACCCGTCGTGTCCCACGTACCGGGCATGGAAGCCCATGTGGCCGAGGTGTTCAGGTTGGCGTTGCATGCCGATGTGGTCTGCGGGAGGTCATCGAAGGACCAGACCTCAGTCACGTAGTTGTACACGGCCTGACGGTTGCAGCCCGCGAGCGGGTTGTCGAACTGGATAGCTCGGTCGCCAGAGACATAAGCGAAGGTGATCTCCTTCAGCTGCGGATTGTGCAGCATGAAGCAGTTGCGAGCCTTGGACAGGTTGATGCCACTGTAGATGAAGTCGCGAACCTTGCCTTCGCAGAGGGACTGTTCGCCTACGGTGTCGTGTACCCAGATGTCATCGGAGCCGAACACGTACATCTTGCCGTCGATTTCGAGCGAGCAGTTGACGTTGAGCGCTCCCTTCTGGAACGGCAGCTTCGTGTAGCTGTAGACTTGGATCGAGTTGTCGGCCTGCATCAGCCACGCCTCTTTGAGGCCATAGATGATCAAGCTGTTGCCGAAGTTCGCAGCGTCCACGATCGGACCCTGCATCTCAGCGAGGATGTTCTCCGTCGCGAGGGTCGCGGGGTTCGTCTGGTCCCATGAGGCGGGCACAGTGTCCGTGGTGGGAAGGCTGGAGGTCTTCACCATCTGCGGATACGCGATGCCGCCCTTCGTGACGTTGAGGGCCACAAGGGCACCTGCGCACGAACGGAGCAGCTTGGTCGTCCACGTGGCTCCCCAGCCTGCAGCGCTCAAGTCTTGGAAGGCGCTGTCAATCGTGCGGAGGTACCACGGCGGGCGATCCTCGCGGTTCACGTAGATCACGTTGGCGAGCGTGGTGTTGGTCCACGCGGCTTCCGCCACAGAGGGCGTGTAGCCCGAGACGGAGAAGGGAAACTGAGCGGCTACCGTGAACTTGGAGACGGTGCCGTTCTGATAGCCAACGAAGAGGCTGTCTAGTCCGGTAGAGGGTGCAGCCGAGAAGGTGTAGCGCGGCTGATCGCCGTCGAGCAGCGCGGCCGTGCGGAAGACAGGACCGCTTGTGACCTTGCCGTTCCGAAAGCGCACGTTGACGCCGAGAGAGAACGCCTCAGTCGGGAGATCATACGGATCGGGGTCGGTGAGAACACCGTGCTTCCCCAAGTTTCGAATGCGTGCAATAGGCACAAGGGGTCCTTTTGATTAGTTGTAGGCTTTGATGCAGGTGAGCACTGTGGCCGAGAGAGGCCGTGCTTCGGCACCATCAGCAGAGCCTCCAGAGGTCGTGCCGCTGAAGCCGTGCGAGTGGTCGCTGCTCACGCCACCGGTCCAGCCCTGCACGTTGTGGAAGTGGTTCGTGCTGAAGCCGCCAGTGTTGCCTGAGAAGGCGTGCTCGTGGTTGATGTCGGTGTTGCCGGTGTTGTCACCAACAAGGCTCGCCATGACGCCGAACCCACCACCGCCTGTCGTGGAGGTGTTGACACCACCACGGTTGAACGGATGCGAGTGCGGATTGCTGCGGTTCATCGAACCAGTGGTGCCGCTGAAGCCGTGGGTGTGGTCACGGTCGGCTGCGCCTGAGGTCACGTTCAGGAAGTGCGTGTGATCTGCGCTGTGGCCGCCAGTGTTGCCCGAGTAGGTGTGGCTGTGCGTCTGGTTCTGAGAAGCCTGCAGGGTACCAACGCCACCCGAGGTGCCGCCGTTGTCGCGGTGTCTGCGGAAGCGGTTGATCAGGTTCGGTACGTTGAAGGTCGTCGAGCCGTCGCCAGAACCCCATGTGCCACCGATGGCAGCGAAGAGGGCAGGGAACGAGGCTCGCGAGATAGCCGCGCCGTCGCACGCGATCCAGCCAGCGGGGACACTGGGTCCCGCGAAGTCCATGAGGGCACCTGCGGGCAGCGCGCCCACAACGGTACCAGCGCTGATGGTGCCAGCGACGTTGACGTTCGTAACGACAGCCGAGGGAGCCGTGAGGGTCCCCGAGAGGGTCGCGTTGGCTCCGGTGAGCGTACCGGCGACCGATACAGCGCCTGAGAAGGACCCGATGTTGCCGTAGATGGTCCCGCCGTTCTGGAAGTTGCCAGTGGCGTAGATGGTGGACCCGGCACTCTTGTAGAAGCCGAGGCCCGGTTCGCTGATGAAGGCGTACGCGGGGGTAGCCGCAACACCATCGGCCACAAGGGCACCGAAGGAGCCACCAATGGCTCGCGTGAATGCCCCAGTGACGCCCGGTAGGGAGTTCTTGAGGGCGGTCTTGATCAGTCGGAGATGGTCGTCGCCTTGGTTCGTGCTGTCAGTAGCGGCCGGATTGGTCGGCACTAGGTCGTTGAGATAGGAAGCGGACTCTAAGGGCATCCAAATGTATTCGTTGGGAGAGCATTGGAGAGCACCAAGGATCACGTAGGAGCACCGTGGAGCCACTTAGGGGCACCATGCTGCCTTGGATGGCCTTAGGTGGATGAAGAGAGCTGGAAGCTCGATACTTGGGAGGACCAAGGTTTACCTATGGAGCACCTAGAGGACCTTGAGGTCATAGGGGACACATAGGGAAGCCTTGGGGCAGGTAGTTGTCTCCTCCTCTTCTTCCATTGAGAGGAACTGAGGTTACGTGAGGAGACCTATGGGAACATTGGTACCCCCCTTACCCCCCAGAGCACGCGGTTCCATACGGTTCCATGGCGTTCCATTTGGGTGTTGAGGGGCAAGAGGGTTTTCATTGGGGGACATCATGCGGTCCCTTGGCTAGTGGTGCGCCCTCCTGCCTGCTAAGTCATTGATATTGCTATCAAAGGGTACCAACTTCACGATTTACCGGTACCTGGGTGTAGCGAGGCGACCGATGGGACCCGAAGGGTTCCCGGGGTGTCAAAAGGGGACCCGTTGGCAGGTTCTCCGGGGCTGCACGGTGCAGTTGTAAGCTCGGCGGCGGCGGCGGCTTTAACTCAAGGAACTTGAAATCGGTTCGCGACCGAACTCAAAAAGGGTCCCATCGCCCAAAAGGGGACCCAAAATCCCCGCATATGTCCCCGCGTTAGCGCTAAGCCATTGGTTTCATTGGTTCGTTATCGGATTGCATAACCGATGCTAGGCCTATCGGCGCAGCTGGACCGTGGGGACCTATGGTCGCATGCGTGGCCATATGCTGACCTATGATCCCTCAGGCTGCCGCGAGCGCCATTCAATCTTGAGCATTGCTCACAGTCTTTGAGCGGGTGGGGCAATCGACCCTTATATAGCCAATGGGCCTTAGGATTACATTAGGCAGCCTTGGGTGCGATTTGGCGACATGTCCGCCACCCTAGTAGCCAAAATGGTCAACGCGTCTCCACGGGCTTCCTACGGGCTCACCGCTCGAGCCATGTTCCCAACGCATACCAGCCATTCCAAATGAGCACTTGAGTTCCCACATGGCCTGAGCCTAGATGCATTCACAGCGGGCAGGCATTCGCCACCCGACAACCCATCAGGGAACAAAGGAAAGCCAATGAATACCGCATATGACGTGATTATCCGCCGACGCTCTACGGGTTGCGACTTTCGTATCCGCTTGTTTGCCAAGGATGCCGAGACGGCCGAACTCCGCGCAAAGGATCGCGCCCGCTTCGCCTTTGGCATCCGCAAGATGGACCTAGCTAACCTTGAGAAGCAAGGCATTGCAGTGTTTCGCGTGATTTCTTGCGACGTCTCCGACGACCAATCGCGCCCGCTCTGCTTCTAATCCGTCAACTCTTTCAACCATTTAGCTGCCATCAAGCAATAGGTCACACAATGACTACACAAGCCAAAATGTCTCTCGCGAGCGCCAAACGTGAAGCCGGTGGCGTATCCTCCCGCAATAGCAAGATGCCCGGTTCATCCTTCGCCCTCCCGCCGAGCAAATGCGCAACCGGTGGCAAGCTCATGGGGATCGAAGGAAGCACGTGCCACAAATGCTATGCCGTGAAGTCCGAGCGTATGTATCCGAGCGTCCGTCAGGGTTGGCTTGCGAACTACATGAGCGCAACCCGGCTCATTGCCGAGCGTCCGGACCATTGGGCGCGCGCTATGGCTTTCCAGATCACTCACCACGCAAAGAAGAATGACGAAGACTATCACCGCTGGTTTGATGCTGGCGATTTGCAGTCCGTTGACATGCTCGCGGCTATCATTCTCGTTTGCCTCTTGACGCCAACCATCAAGCATTGGTTGCCCACGCGTGAAGCCGGTATCGTGAAGGCGTGGCGTGCAGCTGGCGGGATCGAACCGGCTAACCTTGTCATTCGCATATCGTCAACGATGGTTGGCGACGGTCCCCGCAATGCGCCGAATACGTCAACGGTGCACGTGCACGGGGAAACCTTTGTAGACCATGAGTGTCCGAGTGATACCGCCGCGCACCGTGCGTTGTCTCCCGATGGCAAGGCAAATTGCGGTCCCTGCCGCGCATGTTGGGATCGTACAGTCCAGAACGTCTCATATCCGCTTCACTGATTAGCTGCCATCTATCAACCCTAGACCCTATCTCACATTAGGAGCAAACGACCATGAATGAAGCACGCAAACGTATGCTGGAACGCGTCAAGGCAATCCTCGCGAAGACAATGGCCAATGGCTGCACTGAGGGCGAAGCAATGGCAGCGCTCGCGAAAGCGCAAGATCTAATGGCAGCCTATGACATAAGCGAAGCGGACCTAGGCCACACTGAGGAAACCGAAAGCGCGACCGTACACAAAGACTATCGCGCCGATCCCTACGGTATCAAACGCGAGCTAGCGGCAGCTGTAGGACGCTTCACGCGTTGCAAGGGCTGGCGTGGTGCCAAGGGTGGCAGCTATTCGCACGGCTTCTGCGGGTTAGAGAGTGACGTTCCTTTTGCCACGTGGCTGCTTGATACTCTCACCGCTTTCGTTTTGCGTGAACTCAAAAGCCATCAGAGCATGCGCCGCACGCGCGGCCAGCCTAACCCGCGTATTGTGTCGTCGTCGTTCGTATTCGGCTGCACGCTTCGCATAGCCAACCGGTTGGACGAACTAACACCTAAGGAAACCGACGCGACCACGGGCAACGCTTTGGTGGTGTCGCGCAAGGCAATCATTCGCAGTGCAATGCATGCTGCGGGCATTTCGCTGCGCAAGCATAACGCCGGTAAACGCTACGTTCATAACGGTTCGTTCGAAGCGGGAACAGCTGCGGGCAATGCCGCACGCTTTGACCGGCCGGTATCTGGCGCAAACGCCGGTCCCCTACGTCTCACCTAATAACCAGCCCGAAACCTAGGGGACCTTGTGTCCCCGATGGTCAACGCGTGCGACGCGTTCTGACGATGGGCAATTGTCAGTCACCAATAGGGAATGATCACGTGATCGTCTATCGCATTGAAGACGCCAACAATGGCGGACCATACAACGGGGACAAGCGCAGTGAAGTTTTCAACGCGTTGCCTGTTCTGCAGTCGCCTTCATGGGACTGTCCTGATCGACATCCTATGCCGCGTTACGACATACCCGAATGGGACGCCTGTATAGTTGACCGCTGGCGCTATCTGTTCGGCTTTTCGTCCATTGAACAGCTGCAACAATGGTTCAATGCGGAGGAGCGCGAAACCCTTTCAAACATAGGCTTTTCGATAGCTACGTTTGAGGTTGACGCCTGCGATGTGATGCTAGGTGGTCATCAAGTTGCGTTCAATAAAGACAAGGCAATTGCCTGCTCGCGCCTGCCCCTAACCTATCAATCGGAGGACTAAGCAATGACGTATCGTAATGGTCAATTCACATGGTGGCATGTGGTCGATGGTGTCGCTGTCGCTGTCGATGGTGGCGACCCTGCTGTCTGTGACGCTATCGACGATGGGCGCATGCGAAACGTCTACATGACGATTGAGGGCGCTATCCTACACGGTGGCGTGCTGGCCACTGCTTTCGAGCGGGAGACCAATCAAACCTATGACGCTGCAGCGTGGTTGGCGACCGGCGCAATGGTCCCCGTGGGTTCTGTCACCACCACCAAAATAACCGCATCACGGGAGACCTAAAGCCCGAAACCTAAGGGGCCAGGTATCGCGTTGGCTCCTGATGGTCGTCCCGTATCGCGGGGCCTGACGATGGGCAATTGTCTGCAACATTCAACCCAAAGGAAACCAATGAGAGAATACGCTTCTCTATGGCTGGAGCTGGTCGTTCTGTCCCTGTTCATCGGGACCATGCTGTATGGCTGTGTGGCAATTCGGAGCGTCATGTGATGGACCGAACCACATTGATCCTAGCAGCCCAACGGAAAGGTTTTGGTGTCGTGCAGTGTGAAGAGGGCACTGGCTGGCTTGTCTCACTACCGGCTCGCCCAAGGCTGCCTGCGCACACACAAGGCTCGTTCAAGACAAGCGACCGGGCGTGGTCTGTCGCTGCATCTATTGCGATGGAATACCCGGAACCGAAATAGGTGACCATGGTTACCAATTAGACTAAGGGCTACACCGTGAAAGTGCGGACATTCTTGGCGCGGCCCTTGCTTTGGGACTTTGGTAGCATTATCACACCGCCTTCAAGGCAACCTGTTAACACTGAACAACATAAGCGACAGGACTATCATGCGAACTACTTTCCTAATCACACCATCCCGCGAACTTGTATCGTCAATCCGCACGAAGGGCGAAGCTCATGCTCTGACTGTGGGCATCAAGCTGGTCTTCGTGCGCCCGTTCGTCACCGACTATGGCGTTGTGCCTGCAGGAACCAAGGGCATCGTTGAGTTCGTTGCGGAAGAAGACGGAACCACTTGGGTACTGATAGAGGGCATCGAGCCTGCTCTGTTTCACTGGGATAATCGCGTGGTGTTGGCTCCGTTTAGTTGTGAGGAACTTCTTGCGTGCTTAAAGCTGCCGGTTGACAAGCCGATGCCAATCGGACCACTATCAGTTCCGGGTGGAGGAACCATTACTCATGATACACATCACTGACGGCACGATCCTTGTGTTTGCTGCGGTCGCCTGTGCTGCTCTTGGGCGGCCGCTCATAACAGCTTGCATTGGGACTTTCGGGATCGTCTTGGTCCTCCTCCGATGATTAAAAAGAAGGACACACCTATGCTGCAACATACAAAGAAGACGACGCTTTCAGATGAGGAGCGTGCATACGTGCAGGCTCTTCGTTCTGCTTTAGAACCATTTCGCCAAATCAATCATTCGATGCCTTTGAGCTACATCATCGCGTTCCTTGAAGTCGCTGCTGACGAAGGGAAGGGCGTTGCTGAATACGCTGCCAAGCTCAACATCTCGCCCACTGTCATGACGCGCAACCTCCTCGACATCGGAGAGCGCAACCGGCAGCGCGAGGAGGGCTACGGCCTGATCACTCAGGAGCGGGACCTGTTCGACCTGAGGAAACACAACGCTCGTGTCGTGCCCAAGGGCAAGGCCGTTCTGCACAACGCAATCCGGGGCCTGAAGGCCGTGAAGCACATCGGGGAGGACTAATGGACACCAAGGCTAAACCGCTTCACGCCGTCTCCGCTGACAGCATCTTTCGGCAGCTGCTCGCTGCTGAGCTGGTCACGCGCAATATGACCGACGACCTAAAGCGCCTTGGCTACCGGTGGGACGCCGAGCGCGGCTGCTACACGCATCCTAATGGAACAGAGGTGAGGAGGGACTGATTGAGATTGTTGGAATGGGTTCGCGCGGTTCGCGAGCTACTTGAGTTCATCGGCTCCCCTGACATCACGTGGGAGCACAAGCCAAAGGTAGAGACAGATGGCATACCCCGACAAGAAGCAAGGGAAACACACGGGCTCCTTCGTGGGCGAATGGGCCAAAGGGGGCAAGAAGCGCCGCTTCAAGACCCTCAAGGACGCCCAAGACTATGAGACGTTCTGCAAGCTACTCGGCCGCGAGCCTCCCACCATCACCGACGATGGGTCCCCTGTGAAGGCCGATGGCGAGCAGACGTTTGCCGAGGTGGCTGCCCTCTGTAAAGCTGCTGGCGGACCCGAGGGACTGTGGCACGAAGGCCGGGACAATAGCGTCATCCAGCGCCTAGAGCACTGCGTGACCGTCATCGGCCACTACGGGATCAGCCGGGTGACCCGGGCGGTCCTTGAGGAAATCACAGCCGACTTGCGCAAGCGTCCCGCGCGATGCGCCTTGGGCGAGAAGAAGCACGGGCTCAGCAATGGCACCATCAACCGCTACCTTAATGCGGCCAGCGCAGTCCTTACGTACGCCGAGCTCCACAAGATCATCAGCCACCGGCCGAGGGCTCCCCTGCTGCCAGAGAACGGCCGGGAGCGCGCGATCCTGCCAACCGTGGGCGAAGAGGCTGCGATCCTGCGGCTCATGAGGGACGCTGGCCACCACGCTGAGGCGCTATGCGTCGAGGCTCTCTTGGACACCGGGCTGCGCGAGGGCGAGCTGCTGGGCCTCCAGCCTCATCAGATCACCTTTGTTCTCGACGAGGAAGGAAACGAGAACGGTTGGATCAATCTGTACAACGACGAGACCAAGGGAAAGACTGCCAGAAGGGTGCTGATCGAGGCCTCTTTGGGCCACAAGATCAAGGGCTTGGTCGCGTCGGGCGCTCTGCCAAAAGCCCACCAGCTGTTAAGGCGTTTCAAGTCTGCCGCAAAACGCGCGGGGTATCCTGAGAACCTCGTGATCCACTCGCTGCGCCATACACTCAACACGCGCATGCGGCAGGAAGGCGTGGACATCAAAATTCGCATGAAAAAACTGGGACATAAGAGCCCTGCGACCTCCATGCGTTACGACCACGTCACCGATGCTGATCAACTGGAAGCTGCGAAAAAACTTCGGAAGCGCGCGGGGATGGAACCGGTTTCGGCCGAGGTCGTCGACTTCCCCAAGCGGCTAAGTGCTTGAAAACACTTGGCGGAGCCGGGGGGATTCGAACCCCCGAGAGGCCTTAACGACCTCTAACGGTTTAGCAAACCGGTTGTTGAGAAGCTGCCTCTTGAACATCTAATTCCGATCCCTATACACATGCGCGAAGGCCCGCTACGGCGGGTTTTCTTTACCCAAGTTCCCTGCCACCTGTAAAACCACCTGCTTTCGACTATCAACCCTCACAAGATCAACCACTTAGCAGCTGGCGTGGCGCATCACCAGCCAACGAACCGCTCGAAAGGACAGTCCCCTGATGGACGCTGTGATTACCAATGTTCTCCCTGAGGTTACCCCTGAGCTTCACCCCGAGCTTGATGCTGCTGCCCGTAAGGTGGCCAAGCGGGATGCCCGTGCCGAAGCCAGTGTTGGCTTTGGAGCGACCACCGAAGGGATGGCAATAACCCGAACCTATCTCAATCAGGTGACCTCTGCGGTCATCCAGAAGCTCTCAGGTCCCCGTCCGAAATCCGATGCTGCCGAGTTCAAGCTGGAGCGGCTCCTGCGCAAGCTGGACCCCCAGGTACTGGCTTTGTGCATCCTCCAGTGCGGCCTCCACTGCGCCGGTCGCGATGGTGCCTCTGTGGTCTCCGTAGCGGACACGATGGGGGAGGGCATCAACGACGAACTGTGGGCGCAGGGCCTGCTCCTGACGGACGCCAAGCTGGCACACAGGATCGCCAAGCAGGCCGAGGCTCGCTTCCCCACCGTGTCCATGCGTCGGGCTTACGCCAAGCGTCTGGCCGAGGAGGAAGGTTTCAGCATGGAGAGCTGGCCCTCCAAGCTCTGTGTCCGTGCCGGGAACTGGGGCATGGACGTTCTGCTTACCGCCTTACCGCTGGTGTTCCAAAGGGAGGAACCGAGGGTCTTCATGGGTCCCGCCATCTGGTCGATCACCGAGTTCGGTCTGGACATGGCCAAGGCCGCTCTGGCCGAGACCGTCTGCATGAACCCGGTCTACCAGCCGCGCACCGAGCGCCCCAAGGACTGGGACGCCTTCGTGATGCGTGTGGCTGAAGACGACCGCACGATGGACCGCAAGCAGATCATCAGGACCCGTCACCCTGACAACATCGCCAAAGCGAAGCACGCCATCCGCACGGGCCAGATGGCTCCTGCGTTGACCGCGCTGAACGTGATGCAGTCCGTCCCGTTCAAGATCAACACATGGGTCTTGGACGTCATGGTCGATTGTTACAACAAGGGCATTGCCGTCGATGGCCTGCCTATGTGGGGCAAGCTGGAGGTGCCGCCGAAGGCTACTCCCGAGCAGTGGGAGGCGATGTCGGTCGAGAAGCGCAAGCTGCTGTCGAAGACCCGCAAGGGCCGCATGAAGGCCAACAGGGCCAACGATGCCGCTGTCATCTCGTTTGAAGAGGACCTGATGATTTGCGAGCGCATCGCTCTCGCTGATCAGTTCTTCACCCCGATGAACATGGACTGGCGGTCCCGCGTATACAGCCTCACGCATTTTTCGTTCCAGCGTGAAGACCGTGTGCGTGCGCTCTTCCTGTTCGCCAATGGTGAACCCATCGGTGAAGACGGCATCCGCTGGCTCAAGATACACGTGGCCAACTGTGGTGCGTTCGACAAGGTGGACAAGAAGACCTTCGACGAGAGGATCAAATGGGTAGACGACAATCTGACGCTGATCGCAGACTACGTGCGAAGGCCGCTGTTCTCCACCGGTTGGACGAAAGCCGACGCTCCGTTCCTGTTCCTGGCTGCCTGTCGCGAACTTATTTGCGCTATCCAGACGGGACCCTCGTACGTGTGTCATCTACCCACGAGCTGGGATGGCAGCTGCAACGGGCTTCAGCATCTATGCTTGATGACCCGGGCACCGGAGGGCCGCTACGTCAACCTGACGGCTACTGAAATCCCCGAGGACGTCTACCAGCGGGTTGCTGACCTCGCCAAGAAGCTGATCGAGGCTGACCTCACCAACGACGACCTGTTCTACGAAGAGACTGAGGACAAGAAGCGCAAGATCAACGCCCCGATTAAGGTGTTGGCGCGGATCGCCTTGGACTACGGCGTGGACCGCAAGCTGGTCAAACGAAACACGATGACGTTTTCGTACTCCTCGAATGAATACGGCATGAGCGCCCAGCATTTCGAGGACACGATGGAGCCTTTGGAGCTGAAGCTGCTCAAGGGTGAAATCGAAACGCATCCGTTTGGTGAGAGCCCACTCGAATGGAGGCTGGCCTGCAAGTATCTGGCTAAGCGTGTGTACGAAGCTATCAAGGCTGTCGTCACGCTGCCTGCTGAAGCCATGGCTTTCATGCAGACCCTTGCGAAGCAGTTGGCTCACGAAGGCAAGCCATTGCGCTGGACAACGCCTGCAGGTGTCCCGTGCATCAACCGGTACCACGAGGAAGAGACCGAGCGCCTCAAGCTGTTCTGCTGCAGCAATGGCGTGAGGACCCGCAATGACCTCACTGTGGCTGTTGGTTACAAGAAGCCCATCGACAAAAAAAAGTCGGCGGCCGGGATCGCCGCAAACCTCACTCACTCGCAGGACGCTTCACATTTGTTGCTGACGGTTGCCGCTGCGGCCTCCGAGGGCATCACCGACATCGCTACGGTTCACGACAGCTTCGGCTGCCTGCCTTCACGGGCTGGCCGTCTCAACGAAATCCTCAGGGAGCAATTCCTGAAGATGTACACGGACCACGACATCCTCACGGAGCTGCTCGAAAGCGCCAAGAGGGACCTCGACAACCCCGACAAACTTCCCGAGCTGCCCGCGAAGGGCTCCCTGAACCTGAAGGAAATTCTCAATGCAAGATACGCCTTTGCTTAAGACCGACACCGAGCGCGCCCTCAATGACCTCGCGGCCGACATCATGATCGTTGCGACCGAGATGCTCCACATACTGGCCACCCTTCGCCTGCCGATTGACGGCTACAAGACCCAGCTCCAAAACCTCTGCATCCGTGGCATCGAGCTGACCGGCGAGGACGAAGAGAAGTGAAGCTCTACGCCATCTACCCTGCTGGGCTCACTCTAGAAGCCACAGCCGCCCGTGTGACAGCGGGCGGTGTCCTCACCCTGCATGACGAAGCCTACCGCACCATCGCGGCCTTCGCTGCAGGTAGCTGGACAAAGGTTCACGTCGTCCATCCCAAGAAACCCAAGAGCCGCAAATAGCGGAAAGGATCAGCCTTATGGAATACCAGACCAAACACTCCACTGCCGAGCGTGAGTTCCGCAAGGCTGTCCTCGACGGCGTCGAGCCCTCGATCACCGCACGGGCCACCTTGGAAGCCCGAGGGATCAACACGGACGCGTTGGAAGCCCGTATCCGTCAGAGCCGGGAGTACAAGCATTGAGACTGCATGAGTACCACTGGGGCCATTACGAGTGGGATGACGATTACACCAGCGTCATCGACGAAGAAGGAGACCTCGTGATCTACGGTGTAGGCACAGGGTGGCCTTCGTTCTCCTACTGGCTCGTTCCGGGCACACAGGTGGAGGAGAGGACTGAATGACAGACGAAGAAGTGCAGACTGAGCTGCAATACCTCAGGCGCAAGAAGTACGACAACCCATACTACGTCAAGCGGACCCCACGAGGGTCCGTTGTCATTTGTGATCAGCACTTGATGACCGACGAGCTGAAGGACGGTGAGGCTCTGGCTCTCGCCTACGAACTCAACATCGAACATCAGAAGAGGATGGCCGTATGAACTTCAACATCACCACCACGTCCAATGCGGCCGACTGGCACGCCACGATGGCCATGAAGGCCTACCGTAAGCGCCAGTACAGCGACTACCGCCGACACATCCGCATCGCGGATCAGCTGCGTGCAACAGCGAGGTAACACTGGCTCCCGCTTCGCCGCGGCTCCAGCTCGAATGGTCACGTTCGACATGCTCCCGAAGTGTATTCGCGAGCTGCTGGCGAACTCCAATCACAACTGGAGCTGCGAAGAGGCCTTCGACGCGCTCACCTTTGACGTCGATGAAGACTACCTGATCGGGCGCATCAAGCAGCTCGACGCAAAGCTGGCGGAAGAACACTACGCGCACCTAGCGACTGGTCTTCCGTTTCCAGCCTGACATCCAACAATCCGAGGACAATCATGAAGAACCGTAAGTACAACGCACTGATCCGCATGGGTGCATCGCTCTGGACCGTGACCGTGAAGGACGCCGAGGGTAACCCTGTGGTGTTCGATCTGTACAACATGGACAAGAACCAGCGGCGTGAGTTTCACCGCGAGTTCATGAAGGCCTACCGTGCTGGATAGACTGTTTCCAGCGCTCCTGGGTATCGCGATGGCGGTCCTCATCATCCTGATCGGCTACGGCATCTCACTGGACCCTCCGAACGTCTGTGTGCATCGCCCGTGGCTCGACATGTCACAAGGCTGCTGATGAAGACGGTGCTGGCACTCGTGCTGGCGCTGTCTCTTCCAGCGCAAGTAACTCTGGCTGCAGATGGTCCCCGCTGCACCATTGAGTATCCAAGGGGCTTCAAGGTCGTGAAGGGGACGAAGAAACGTCCTCTGTCCATCTGCAGAGGTGGCGACCTATCAACCACGTGGCGCAACTGCACGTCACGCTATTCAGCATAAGAGAGAAGACCAACCTACAAACCTATGGCTAAAGTTTCCATCATTCTCCCCAAGGGTGTCGCCGTCTACCCGAAGCTCAACGAAATTGACGTCTACCAGCCGATGCGCAATGGCAAGCCGAACGGAGCCGAGAAGCGCCGCTTCCTGACCGGCATCCAGTTCGACGACGAGAACCACCGCAAGGTCGATGCGTACCTCAATAAGCAGCTCAAGGAGATGGGCCTTGAGGGTGGTAAGTTGCCGTGGAAGAAGAATAAGAAGGACGGCACGCTGTCCTTGCAGATGACGTCGGGCGAAGACTATCCGCCCCCGTTCTTCGACGCCTCTGGCAACGAGGTCCCGCGCGCCAAGGTCAAGATTGGCGGCGGTTCGGTCCTCAAGGTGGACGTCACCGTCAACGGCTATGAAGGCTTCGGCGGCGGCATCAACCTCTACATCAACTCCGTGCAGATCATCGAGCTGAAGCAGCGCTCTGCCAACCGCTTCGAAGCGGAAGAAGGGGGCTTCGTGTTCGCTGAGGATCACACGGCTGACAGCGATGACGATGGTGAAGACACCACGCCGTCGAAGCAGTCGCACGACATGGACGACGACATTCCGTTCTAATGTCCAAGCCCGCGCTCACCATCGAACCTGAGTACCGCTCAGGTCTCGAACGGGATGCTGCGGCCAAGCTCTCTGCGGCCGGTGTACCCTTTGACTATGAAGGTCATTGGATACGGTACACCGTGCCACAGAGGGAGGCCAAGTACCTCCCAGACTTCCACTTCAAAGGTTGCCCAATCATCCTAGAGCCCAAGGGGCGCTTTGGTGGTGCAATCAGCGGCAAGTTTCGCGTCTCCACAAAGGACGCTGCCGTGAAGGAGCGACAGAAGTTCGTCCTGCTCAAAGAACAACATCCCGAGCTGGACATCAGGTTCATCTTCAGCCGCGCATCCACGCCCATCTACAAGGGCTCTCCAACCACCTACGGCAAATGGGCCACGGACCACGGTTTCAAGTGGTCGGAGAAGGTCGTGCCTGACGAGTGGATCAAGGAAATCCTCGCCTACATCAAACCCAAACGAAAGTGAGAACCATGTCTGACAGCCTGACCATTGGTACCCCGAACCTCGCCAACGACCTCCGCTTGGGCACCCAGTGCCGCAAAATTCTCGCGCATCTGGAACGCTACGGTGAAATCACGAACAACTCCGCGTTCACCACGTACCATGTGTCGCGGCTGTCGGACGTGATCATGAAGCTGCGCCGCGCAGGCTACGCCATCGAGACCGAGATGAAGCGTGACGGCATCGGCGGTCAGTACGCCAAGTACCACCTCGTCGAGGGCATCTGATGCTACGCCCCCGCAACATCTACTTCGGCGGCACAGCGCTCCTCGCGTTGGCTGCGATCAACGAAGGCAGCATCACGGGCGCTCTGATCCTCGCGGGTGGGGCGTTCATTGCCTACGGCTTCGCTGTGGCGCTCGCTGAATACGACATCTGAAAGGTTAAGACATGGGATGCACGAAAGGGCCTTGCCCTTGCGGCACGTCTTCGGACGCGTTCGCGACATACGACGATGGTGGCTCGTTTTGCTACCGCTGCGACAACGAGAACGTCCCAAAGTCTTTCAAAGGCCAACGGAAGAAGACCAAGCCCGAACCCGAGGCTGCCTCTGAAGGCAATTGGAAACCCCGGCAAGGTTGGACCGAGGCTCTGATCGACCGAGGGATCACCGAGGAGACCTGCAAACGCTTCAGCTATCAGGTCATGCGCGACAAGGAAGGCCGCACGGTCCACATCCAGAACATCAAGGGTGAGGACGGGCGGCTGCGTGGCCAGAAGTTTCGAACCGAGGCCAAAGACTTCTTCATCATCGGCTGCCCGAAGGACCCAGGTATCATTGGGTCGTGGATGTGGCCCAGCGATGGACGGCGCGTCTGCATCACCGAGGGCGAGATTGACATGCTCTCAATGGCGCAGGCGTTCGACGGGAAGTACCATTTCGGTTCTCTCCCGAACGGCACAGGATCAGTCGAGAAGGCGATCCTGCAGGACTACGACAAGCTCTGCGCCTTCCAAGAGATTGTCCTCTGCTTCGACAACGACGAGCCGGGACAGAAGGCGCTCAAGAGGGCCTGTGAGCTGCTGCCGCTAGGCAAGGTCAAGATCATGACCCCGCCGCTCAAGGACGCCAATGAGGTCCTCCTGAGCAAGCAGCACGGCCCTGCGGCGCTCGTGCGTGCCTTCTGGGACGCCAAGCTCTACCGGCCGGATGGCATCAGGGAGGGACGTGAGTTCACCCGGGATCGCCTGAAGCAGAAGAAGCGCAAAGGCTTCGCTCTGCCGTGGCCGAAGCTCAACGAGATGTGGATGGGTCTTCGGGATGCCGAGGTCACCACCATCATCGCAGGCTCAGGCGTCGGCAAGACGACCATCGCTCGCGACATTGCGTATCACATGCGCGTCGAGCACGGCCTGAAGGTAGGCAACGTCTACCTTGAGGAAGACAATGACACCTCAGTGGCCGCTTACTGTGCGCTGCATGCCGGTGTCCCACTAAAGCAGCTCCTAGCCACCCCAGAAAGCATTTCAGATGAAAAGTGGGACGCAGCGCTAGCGGCTGTGGTGTGGGACGGCATGCTGTTCTACGACCACTTCGGTTCGCTGGAGAGCGACCGGCTGCTGACCATGATGCGTTACATGGCCGCCAGCGGCTGCAAGTTCATCGTGCTCGACCACATCAGCATTGTGACCTCAGGGCTCGAAAGCAGCTCCGAGGGCGAGCGTAAGGACATCGACATCCTCATGACCAAGCTCGCGAGCTTCGTCAAAGAGACCGGATGCGGCGTGATTGCCATCGTCCACCTCAAGAGAACCCAAGGCAAGAACTTCAACGAAGGCTCCAAGATCAGCCTCAGCGACATGCGTGGCTCCGCGTCACTGGAGCAGCTGTCGTTCAACGTGCTGGCTGCCGAGCGCAATCAGCAGGACGAGAAGCAGAAGCTCTTCGCGCAGCTGCGGTCACTCAAGTGCCGCATCACTGGCGAGACCGGTGAAGCTGATCTGCTGAAATGGAATGTAGCGAGAGGCCGGTACGAGGTGGCCTCAGCGTTTAACACTCAGACCCCAGACACAGAAGGAGACATCGCGTTTTGAAAGACATGCTTGGACGTGAAATAGCTAAGGGTGACGTAGTTGTCATCTCCATCTCTGATCCTGACGTGCGTATGGCCGTGTGGCCCGCGCTAGGTCTGGCTGATGTTATCGACGCCGCATCGTTCGGTGTCCATCTCCGTGTCCGTGGCGACAAGGAGGCTCAAGTGTTCACAGCGAGTAAGCGGATCGCCATCGTCCAGCAGGGAGCCAAAGCGTGACCAAGTACGTGACCTACGGCACCACCACTGAGGATGCCTACAAGTTCCTGACCAAGCACGGCGTCACCTTGAAGGAGGCACGCTCCATCATGTGTAAACACGTACGTGAGGCTCAGTATCAAGCAGCCAAGCGTGCTGTCGAGGAAGCCAAGGACCTCGCTTGGTCTCGGAAGCCCATCCTTGAGAAGCTGATGGAGAGCTGGGACCGCAAGGTGAAGAACTATCACTACAGCCTGAAGTACGAAGCCGAACAGCGAAACAACACCCTGTTGCGGCGCGCGATCCGCTGGATCAAAGGAGCATAATGCTACGACTGCTGTACGACACCGAGAGTAACGGTTTCGTCGCCAATGCCACTAAGGTTCACTGTGTCGGCATCACCAATGTCGATACCGGAGAGTACAAGGGCTACCGCCCAGACCAGATTGATGAAGCGATCCGTGAGTTGGACAAGGCCGAAGTTCTGATCGGCCACAACATCATCCGCCACGACCAGCCTCTCCTCAAGAAACTCAAAGGGTTCATTCCGAGACCGGGTGTCACGCTCAAGGACACCATGATCATCTCGCGTTTGATCTTCCCGAACCTGAAGGCCACTGACGCCGAGCTGATCGCCAAGGGCAAGATGCCCGCTGGCAACAAGTACAAAGGCAAGCACACCATCGCTTCGTGGGGATACCGCTTAGGTAACCCCAAGGGCGACTACGCTGCCATGATGGAAGCCAAGGCCGCCGAGCGCGGTCTGGAGCATCCGCAGGACATCGCGAAGTTCGTGTGGGGAGAGTTCAATGAGGACATGTTCACCTACATGGCTCAGGACTGCTCCACCAACTTCGATCTGTGGAAGCATCTGAACCCGGATCAATACCCGCAGGCTCCTATCGACCTTGAGCATCGCATAGCCCGTGTGTGTGATGCGATGAACATTGCGGGCGTGCCGTTCGACCTCAGGGCCGCTGGTGAGCTTCAGGCCAAGCTGGTGGGACGCAAGCACGAAATCGAAACGAAGCTCAAGGAGCTGTACGGTTTCTGGTACGCGCCCATCAGCCCTGATCCGAGCAAGGCACTGTTCGTGCCGAAGCGTCCGAACAAGGCGCAGGGATACTGGGGTGACGTCGAGGACATCAAGGACCCCGATGGCCACAAGGTGGGCACCAATTTCACCGGCTACCCCAGCACCAAGATCAAGAAGGTCGAGTTCAACCCAGGTAGCAGTGATCACCTCGCAAGGGTGCTGAAGGCTGAAGGTTGGGAGCCGACGAAGATGACCGAAGGCGGCAAGCCTGCGATGGACGAAGAAGTGATCGAGAGCATCGGAAACCAGTTTCCTCAGATGAATGAGCTGGCCGAACTGCTGATGGTCAACAAGCGATTGTCGCAATTAGTTGGAGGTCCAAGCAGCAAGTATCCGCTGATCGACTGCGTACAGGAAGACGGCCGCGTTCACGGCGTGATCAACCCTATGGGGACCATCACGTCACGCGCGGCACACATGTTCCCGAACTTGGGGCAGGTGCCGTCTGCCAAGAAGCCCTTCGGTACCGACTTCCGTGCTCTCTTCCATGCCCCTCCGGGTTGGACGTTCTTGGGTGCGGACCAACAGGGACTGGAGCTGAGAGGACTAGCGCACTACCTCGCACCGATGGACGGCGGCAAGTACGCCCGCACGGTGATCGAGGGTGATCCACACTGGCTCCATGCGGTCGTCATGGGCCTAGCAGAGGGTGAACGTGACAAGCACAACAAGCTCCACACAGTCGTTCGCGAAGATGGCTCAAAGCGATTTATTTACGCGTACGTATACGGCTGCGGCGACATCATGGCTGGTTCGATCATTTATGAAGCGCTACTCAATGCCAGAAGAAGCTGCGGTGCAGATGGCGAAGCGATATACGTCAAGTTCTTTGGCACAGACACAGTTACCGAAGGGAAGCTACGAAAAGTCGGCAAGGCAGTTAGAAATGCCTTTCTGACCCGCATCGAGGGCTTCGGTAAACTCCAGAGCAAGCTGAGCGAACAGATAGCGAAGCGGGGCCGCGTCATTGGCCTCGATGGTCGCATCATCCCCATCCGCTCCGATCACAGCGCACTGAACTTCATGATCCAGTCCGCAGGCGCAATCGTCTGCAAGGAGTGGGTAGCGTCTTCATTCGAAGAGTGCGAGCGCCGCTACGGCTACAATTGGGACGACCCGTGGTCAGGCAAGTTTGTGTTCTGTCTGTGGGTCCATGACGAAGTTCAGCTCTGCGTAAGGGAAGGCCTTGAAGAAGAAATCGGTAACATCATCGTCGAGTGCGCGCGTAAAGCGGGCGAGCCCTACGGCTTCAGGGTCCCGCTCGACAGCGCGTGGGACGCAGGTCCTAACTGGGCGTCAACCCACTGATGACACCACGGGGGACGCCTTAGGGCGTCTCCGCAAGGTGCTCAGAGCCGTCTGGCGTGAACAGGTCCGTGTCAAATCGGACTTCGCACGCAAAGAAGCCGACGTCGTCGCTATGGCGGCGTCTCTCCAACTCATCTCCACCAAGATTGGCGCACAGCGGTTCGCCAAGACATGGCTCATCACCAGCAAGGGGCTCACGTGGCTCCAAGAGGAAGATCAATGAACTTCACCACAATCAACGAGCAGGCAATGATCGACGCGGCCACGGCAATCGTGGGTGCCGAAGCGACTAACGCAATCATCCGGCTGTATCAGCTGCTCGATAAGGCCATGTACGATGGTTTCGAGCTGGGTCAACTTGAAGCCCAGAAGGACGTCGAGGCTCAGGTCGATGAAGCGTGGGACCACGGCTACGACACTGGCGAGGCTGATAGTCTTGCCGAAGGCCAAGAGAAGGCCGAGGACGCCTACGTGGATGGTGTGGCTGATGCCCGTGCCCGTCCCGAGCTGGCCGATGCTGTGATCGAGCAGATCATCGCAGAGCGGGCCAAGTACGCGATCAATAGCGGGTACGACGCCTCGCTGGTCACTGACAGCGGCGACGAGGCTTAATGCAACACACCAAGCTGCTCTTGATCGACGGTGACGAGATGCTGTTCAAGGCGTCCGCTGCCGTCGAGCACGAGAGCAAATTCAACACCGTGTTGGGAGAGCAGGATTGGAGCGAACCACCAATCCACGTCCTGTTCTCTCACCCGGGGCGAGCCCGGGAAGTGCTAGACGAGATGCTGGAGCGTTACTTTGAGCGCTTCGAAACCCGCAACCACTTCCTGTGCTTCTCCACGCCTGCGGACTTCCGCTTCGGCTTGGACGTGCAGCCCAACTTCCGCTTCGACGTCGATCCCACCTACAAGAACAACCGGCAGAACTCGCGTAAGCCTATGTGCTACGCGCAGCTCCGCATGGACGTCGAGAAGGATTACACCTGCAAGAACTTCATCGGCCTTGAGGCGGATGACGTCATGGGCATCCTCGCGACCATGCCGGGGAAGGGCCAGCGGATCATCATCTCTCAGGACAAGGACATGCAGACCATCCCCACCCAGGTTTGGCGTAAGGGTGATCTGGTGACCGTGACCGAGGCTGAGGCTGATTACTTCCACATGTACCAGACGCTCACGGGCGACATCACCGATGGGTACAAAGGGTGCCCCGGGATCGGCAAGGTGAAGGCTGAGAAGCTGCTCAAGGACGCCAAGGCTCCGGGTGACACACCTGAGAAGGGTGAACACTGGGAGACCGAAGGAAAGCTCTGGCCGCGCGTGGTGCACGCCTACAAGAAGGCAGGCCTCACCGAGGAAGACGCACTCCGACAAGCACGTCTCGCCCGCATCCTGCGCTGGGAAGACTGGGACAACGAGAAGAAGCAACCAATCCTGTGGACACCGTAGACAAAGACTTCGGTCTGTGGGCCATCAAACTGCCAGACGGCGAGTTCGTTGGTCACGGATACCCGACGCTATTTGCTTACAAACATAGGGCCAACAGACACGCTCGGTTCATCAAAGGATGCCGTGTGGTCGCTGTGGAAGTGAAGGAAACAAATTGACCATCTACGTAGACCTCGACGGGGTCCTTGCCGATTACGACAAGGCTGCCAATGAAATCCTTGGCACCGACAACCACTACAAGTACGAGTTCATCTACGGCGCTGATGCTTACTGGAAGCGTCTGCACGCCAGTGGGGACTTCTTCGCCCAGCTCGATCACATGCCTGACGCGTGGGACCTCTTCAGCTGCCTGCGCCATCTGAACCCTGTGATCCTCACCGCGCTCCCGAAGACCGGAGCAGAGACGGTGGACGAGCAGAAGCGTGCGTGGGTCGCATGGAAGTTTGGCAGCTACGTCCCTGTCATCACCTGCAAGACCGTCGAGAAGCCCAACTACTGCAAGCCGGGTGACATCCTGATCGACGACCGCGCTGTCAATCGTGACGCGTGGATCGCGAAGGGCGGCACCTACATCATTCACACGACAGCCGAGCGGACCATTGGGACGCTGAAGGCACTGGGGATCATTCACTGATGTTTAGCCCGAACGACACCGTTACCTGCAAGTGCAACGACGGCTACGAGAAACAGCTGACGCTCGACAAGGTCTACACTGTGGTCTCGATTAACGACGGCTACGCCCGAGTGGTCAATGATAGAGGGATCGAGGGTGGCTACGACGCCTCCCGCTTCATCCTGACGACCAACGTGGATCGCTACGTGAAGGCGGTGAAGAACCCGATTGCTGAAGCAGTGCGCCCTCGTGGCTCCGATCTGCAGCCGCAGACGCCCCAAGGTGTCCGTGCGTTCGGCACTGGGGCAACCCGGGACCTCGACGCCAACAAGCTGGACTTCGAAGGCTTCCTCTCGCCTCTCGTGCTGGAACGGTACGCCGAGCACATGCACAAGGCCCGCAGGATGCCTGATGGCTCCATGCGTGAGAGCGACAACTGGCAGCTGGGCATTCCGATTGTCGTCTACATGAAGAGCCTGTGGCGTCACTTCTTCGGCGTCTGGAAGCTGCATCGGGGCCTGCCGGTCACCGAGGTGGTGAAGGGCGAGACCATCGTCAAGGACCTTGAGACCGAGCTGTGCGCCATGCTGTTCAACACGAGCGGCATGCTGCACGAAGTCCTGAAGGCGAAGCAGAATGGCTAACGTCCGCATCGAGCGCCTGACGGACGTCTCATCGCCATGTGAGACCTGTGGCACCTCGTGGGCCGAGGGTTACATTGTGTTCGTGGACGGCCAAGAGGTCATCTGTAAGGAGCCTATCGCCTCCTGCTACGGCGGCCAGCACTTCAGTGAAGAAGACCTTCTGAAGGACATCCTGGGCCACTTCGGCCACGAGCTGGAAGTTGATGCCCCTCAGGATTGAGCGGGACGCACACGGCACTTCTTACTTCATCGACGAAGCACCAGCAGTGAAGACCCCGGGCGGACAATTCCGTCCCGGGTGTCCTCTCGTTGAGGTGTGGTGGTCGCGTAATGGGAAGAAGGCCGACGAGACGATCATCATCAGGCAGCACTACAAGGACCGCAGCACAGCTGATGTGCTGGAGGTGACGCAGGGGCAAGCCTACGACCTGATGGGAGCCCTAGCCAAAGCAATGGAGAACACATGAACCAAACGCTGACTGGCAACCGCCGTTTCCGCATCGGCCAAACTGTGGGCTGCTACGGCGCACTGATCCTCCAAGTGGAGCGTGCCGTGTGGACCAACGGTGACAAGGATACCCTTGGTCGCTGGAAGACCGTGTGGTCCGACGCGACACCCGATGACGTTCAGGAGACCGTAGTTGGTCTACCGGATCAAAGAGGTTGATGGCACCGACGAAGAGATTGCCGACACCATCCGAGAACTGCACGACGAAATCTTCCTCGACAGTGCTCCTCAAATTGACCCCGAGCGTGGTCATTGGTGGCTGGCTTTCGCGATTGATGAGGGACGGGAGATTGCTGGTTTCTGCGGTCTCACTCCCACCTACAATGACGAAACGCTTGGCTATCTCAAGCGAGCCGGGGTCAGACGTATGGCCCGTGGCGCGGGCTTGCAACGACGTTTTATCCGAGTGCGTGAAGCTAGGGCTCGTCGGCTTGGGATGCGCGCCATTGTTACGGACACGTCGGACAACCCTTCGTCAGCCAACAACCTAATCAAGTGCGGTTACCGCATCTATCGCCCTGAGAACCCTTGGGGCTTCAATCACACCATCTACTGGACAAAGGACCTGTGAAGAAAATCATTCTGATCCTGTCACTCATGGTCCCTGCGTGGCTCTACAGCTGCACAGGGGCCAAGCCGCCAGTCCCAACCCCGGCCGACATCATCGAGCAAGCCCACGAGGCGTTCCCTGAGGCTCCGTACGTTACGGCTCCTGTGGTCAAGGACCTCCTCAAACCCGCGAAGACTAAGCACAAGGTGAAGAAACATGTTCGCCCGCCTATTCCTAAAGCTCGACCGCATGCTGATCAGGTACCGGTGGAAACGCTACCTCCGCAACAAGGCACGATCTGCATCTTCCCGTTCAATCTGATCCCGACGTGTACCCCGGGTGAAGCAGGATGACCGGAGGATGACCATCAAGACCCGCGACAAGCGGATGACCAACAAGCTGCTGGCGTCGGGATGGAAGCGGACCTCCGCAGACCCCGACGTCTTCTACTGGCCCCATTCGCTCCCGAGAGCATAAGGAATACCCAATGAACATGACGCTCAACTACCCGGATCGTATCCGCGATCAGGAGGCGCAGCACGTGCGCCACAACGACATCCAGAAGCTCGACGCTCTCCTGCGGATCGAGGAGCTGCTGCAGAAGCTGGTGCGAGCGAAAGGTCTTGAAGACCTCGCGCATAACGACGCGCCTGAGCTGACAATGTCCCAGTTCGTGACCAAGGAAGACTTGCAGGCTGCGAAGGACAAGGCGGAAGCCGAGGTTCGGCATCCGACCAAGAAGAAGAACCCCCGGCAGCTGTGACCAACGTGGAGCGCGAGGAGAAGCGCGCGAAGCAGCTCCTGTTCGACTTGGGCTACGTGGTGATCCCAAGGGAGCGCCACAGGGTCCTGACGGTTGACCGGCGTGTCAGCGCGTGGGTCATTGAGAACCTGCGCGACAAAGAGCAGCTCGAAAGTTACCGCCGGTTCGAAGAGGACACTGCAGCCCGAGCTTTAGGTCACGAGCTGATGAAGAAGGCTGTCCTCAAGGAGGACCTTGGCTACGACAGCTACGACAATTCATACAGACGCCGCTGGAGCGCTGGCGTGATCATACCAAGGAGCAACAGCTTTGAGAGTACCTGACATCAAGAACATCAAGGTCCGCCGCGTCGTCATGATCGCGGTGACACCTTTCTTCGCCTTCCAATACATGTACCTGGGCCTCCGCTCGATGGTGCAGGAGTTCAAGTTCCTGTGGAATTACGAGCACTCGACTATCGTGCATGAAGGCGTCTGGAGCGAGGATCTGTACAACGGTCAAGCGCACGAGGGCTACGCCTCAGTGGACACGGAAAACATCGGTCTCTGAATGGCTATCACACCAATAACGAACGCACCCGCGTCTAACCTTCCGCTGCTTGGCGCAGCTCAGTTCTCGTTCGCGCCTAAGCCCACTGCATCGCAGATCATCGCGATGCTCAACAACATCGGGGCCACTGCGGTTCGCATCGAGGTGCCGTGGGCAGACACTGAGCTGTCTCTCGGCGTGTACGCGGTGCCTCCCTATGTGGAGGGCATCATTGCAGCCGCGAGGGCCTCAGGGCGCTCCGTGGTACTCCTGATGGACTACGGCAACCAACTGTACCCCGGCTCTGGCGCATGGAATCTGCCTCCGCGTGACGCGGCCTCATGCACTGCATTCGCCAACTACGCTGCGTGGCTGGTGGGCCAGTACGCCGCGCCGGATGTCTGGTTCGAAATCTATAACGAGCCGAACAACCCCACCTTCTGGGCGAACGCTGTCAACGCCTCGCAGTACGCGGCTCTCCTGACGGCCTGCATCACCAAGATGCGGGCGGTGCCGGTCAAGGGCGCAACGGCTCAGATTATCACGGCGGGCGTAGGTCCGGTCGCTGCCTTCAACGACCAGAACCCGTTCATGGCTGCGGTCACGGCGGCTGTAGGTCCCACGAACATGGCGAAGCTGACCGCGCAGACATTGCATCCTTATGATGCGAGCAATCCGCCTGAGGCGTTGTTCGGCTTCATCGACACCTATCGCTCTGCTGTGCCTTACACCAGCGGCCCTCTCGCCGTGACGGAGTGGGGATATACGGACGCGTGGATTGGGACTGATCCAACCAAACGTGCGCTCTATACCGCTCGCATGCTAGGCTGTGCAGTCGTGGCCGGTGTGAAGCTACTGACCACCTACTGCCTGCACGACACGGGCTCTGATCCCGCCAACAGCGAGTTCACCTTCGGGCTGCACAAGTTCGACAAGGTGACGCCTAAGCCTTCTGCGTTGGCGATGAAGGCGTTCATGGACGCGCTGGCTGGAACGATCAGCTATGACGCTGAGAAGGTGGGCACGTACTACCGGATCACGTTGTACAAGGCGGACGGCGTTGTCACCAAGATCATCTGGAGTGACGCTCCCACCACCAGCATCACCGAACCGATGGCTACGGTGCAGTCTGTGTTTGATACCAGCGGTGCACGTCCGTGGTTTCGCTTTATGCCGGGAGGCATGATGGTGACTATCGGACCCGCGATTGCTCCGGTTATCATTACAGGCACTCTCGCCTAAACGAAAAAAACCCCCAAGGAAATCCTGTGAAGGACCCTTGGGGGTTTTAGTTTAGAACACGAGTGCCTTAACGAGACGCGCGACGTCAGAGTATCCAGCCTGTGTCAGGTGGATGCTGTCGCTGTAGAAGCCTGCGCTGTTAGCGAGCGCATAGGAGCCGAGGGTGGACCTATAGTCTACAAGGTGTGCGTTCTTCTCAGAGGCAACGGTAGCCGCAATGGCGGCATACTGATCCTGCTGAGCCGTGAGGCCAGCAACACCACTGTCGTAGGGCGGTGTGATGATCGCAGCGCTGCCAGTGAGCTGCGCCTGCGTCACGAGTGCCGTCAGTTCAGTGTACGTGGTCGCCTGCGAGATGGACGTACGCCAGTTGTTGATGATGGGGCAGAGGATCGTCAGGTCTGGCTGGTAGAAGTTGTACATCGCAAGACGGCCGGTGACCGTATCGCTGTTGTCGAGCAGCGACGTCGTCGTCGCACCGCAGATGCCCCAGTTCTGGATGGCAATCTCGTTGCGGCCTGCAGTGTCGTCATAACCGTCGATGGCCATGACCGTTGGGGTACCAGCGACCCACGCAAGGGTGATCGAATGAGCACCAAGGGTACCTGCGGAGACCGTGGTCTTCACGATCTGCGTAGCGCCCGACGAGCTGATCGTGGTAGCCGCGCCGCCGTCAATAGCCCACGAGAAGTTACGACCAACGGCAGCATCGCGCCAGTAGATGTCGAACTTCGTGACGTTGCCAGTCGGCGTGAAGGTCATGCTGCCAGCAGCTGTAGGAGCGAAGGCGTTGCCGCCTGCCGTCTTCGTCGAGCCGAGAGCCCAAGCGCCTGTGAACGCGATACGGCTGTCGCCGCCTGCGAAGTTGGTCATGCTCTGGCCGAGGCCCCAGCTGCCGCCATCGCCCCAGACGTTGTTGGCACCTGCGTTGATGCCGCTGGCTTGGAGTTGAGCCGCGAGCTGGATAGGCCAAGCATTGGGACCCTGCGCCGTGCCTGCGCCAGTGCTCTGGCCGCGCGAGACGCTGTCACCGATGATGGCAACCTTCTTGCGCCGGTTGGCACCGAGGGCTCCACGCCACTTCAGCAGGTCGTTGCGTTGCAGGACGTCATTGGCAGGGTTAATCCTGCTGACGCCCGGTAGGATAAGGCGAGCCATTAGCCCTCCCAGAGGATCGCGAGGGTCGTCGCTGCGCTACCGATTGCGTAGACGTCTGAGGTGGTCTCCATCGTGAGAGACGCACCAGCGGGGATCGGGAAGCCGGTGGCCGACGTTACGTCCGCGCCGGGTCCGACATAGGCTGTAGCGGAGCCTGAGTTGTAGAGAGTGACGGTGTCACGACCGGCTGCGCCGTTCACGACTTTCGAGGCCGAGGTAGTCACCGCAGCCTGCGAGGTGCCGAAGCTCTCGCTGAGCTTCTTCGTCATTAGACGCTCGCGCGGGGATCACCCGGAAGGTAGGTGGC